GGTAGGAACAGCTTTTCCATTTCGCAAGGCGGCGTCAATGTTTCCGCCTCTTGGCATTGGGATGCCCAAAATAGCTCCGGGCGTCCATATGCTTATTACGTTCACGAGGGAGAGGGTGCAAACTATGGGAACCCTCGTCCGTGGACAGACGTTTTTCTTGTAGGCGCCAAATTTCAAGCTAGCTCTCTTCGCAGAGAACTTATTTCTCGCATTAGAAGCACATCGATGGGCAAATGAAAATCGACTATTTGCATAGCGTTGATAATCTGGTTCATGCAATAAACAACAGCATTGATGGCACCGCAATGGAAGTGGGCATCCTTTGCCTTATTTCCCATAGACAGGCGACCATTAGAATTGCGAACGACTACCACTCGTTTCTCGTTGAAATACCGCCTCAGTTTCGCTCTAGTTTTGAGCGAGTGAAGGTGTTCAACGCTCTTCTTAACATTCTTGATCATGAGCAAATACAGTTTTCTGCTGGAGACCAAGGAAGAAGGTTTTTGTGAACTCCTGCCTGGCTTGCGCCTGAAAAAGTTTGGTGGCTGGCTTGTTGCCGAAGCTATTGAGCAAGAAGAAATTGGCAAGCTTCAAAGCCAGGCAACTATCAAGGCCGTGCAATTGGCAAAAAGAATCGCCACTTCAAAGGGTATCAGCCTGGACGAAGCTTTTGCCCTACTCCAAGGCGGAGGTAGCACAATCAGCGAGGCAGAGCTTCTCTCCGAATTTACGGAAGAAACCCTGAGCATGCTGACAAGCGGCTCTTCTGTTGAAGCTACCAATGCGCGAATGGTCACTGCCTTTATTCGCTCTCGCGGACAAGGGCTGATCGATGGGGAATGGCGTGATATTGGAGATTGGAGCACAGAAGACACCAATGCGCTGCCACGTCGCATTATTGCCAAGGTGGTTGAATTTATCAGCTCTGAGCAAGAATCAGAAATGAAGGAGGCCGGAGAAGCAAAAAAAGCGTCGAAGAGGAATTCTCCTCCATCGCAGAACAGCTAGAAGCCCAGGCCAGGAAGTTTCTGGCCTCAATGACAAATTGGAATGAGCTGTATTTTCGGCTTGTGTCTTCGGACTTTAGGGATGATCGCTGGAGCTCGCAAAATTTTGGGAGACAAAGGCTAAAAGATGTTCAGGCTGCATTGAAATATCTGGAGAAGCACGACATAGCGAAGTACAACATTCAAAGCATTGCGACGGCAAAGTTTGGCGCAATGGCGTCCACCATGATGGGCGGCAAGAAGGGTTCGATTAAGGCCGACTACTTTTTGCCGTTTGACGTTAAGAAAATTCAAAAAGAGGAGAGCGTCACTGGTGAAAGTATGACCGTGCTGCAACGATTGATGAAGCAGAGACGAATGGATGGAAGAGTGATTGCGCTGCTTGCTGACGAGCTCAAGACATTCAGCAGCCGCAACCAGGACCAATGATTATAGAATTGACAAGGTAGGGATTTGAGAATGGCAGTTCAAGACGCCGATCTGAAACTTAGGGTAAGTCTTGACCTGGCATTTTTTCGCCAGCAGCTTTCTGGGCTTGGACAAGCGGCGGCTGGGTACAACTTGCCGATCAACGTTCGCTTTGATCGACGAGCAATTCAAAACGAGCTGAATGCGTTAGGCGCAAACATTCGACGCAGAAGGTACGACCTTGAGGTTAATACAAATTTAAGCGCAGAAATTCTTAAGGCGCAAAAACTTGCTGAAGCGCTGCGCAATCTACCTTCGGGCGGAGGAAGTGGTGGAGCTTCGGGAGTTGTTCAAAAAGGCTTCACTCAAGAGGCTCTCAAGCAGTTAAAGCCAGATCAAATTAAGCGACTTTACAGAGCCGCTGCAGACGCCGGTTTCTTGGCATTTCAAGAAGGAATCGCAAATAATAAACAAAAGATTGCGAAAGACCTAAGCCAGGTAGGGCAAGATTCGATTGCTGGCTTGCTCAATGGTTTGCAAAGTGGAGACGAAAAGATCAGGGCTGCCGCAGCGGATTTAGGCATTGGCTTGATCAGGGCCATTAAAGACACTCTTGGTATTGCAAGCCCCTCTAAAGAGACAGGAAAGCTTGGCAAATTTGCGGCCGAAGGGTTCGAAAAGGGCTTTATCACCAGCATGGTCAAGGCTGAGCGGCAAATGGCCCAAGCCATTCGTTCGGCCGTGATTGGCGCCCTCAAGGAAGGATTAAGCAATCTGCCTGGGCTGGGTGGTGCTCTGGTTGGATTCGAGCGCCAGCTAGCTACAAGCGTGCAACTTGCTGTACGCAAGGCGATGCGGGAAGGAATTTCTGCCTCCATTGTCCCAGGACTAAAAGGCGGAGCCGTCGGAGCACTGGGAGGAGCTGCCACTGGTGCGGCAATGGGCGGGGCAAAGGCCTTAGGTGGCGCGGCCACCGGAGGACTTGCGAAACTAGGTGCTGGCGGAATATTTGGGCTGGCAGGTCAAATGGGAAGGCTTGCCATTGGAGACACCAGTGGACTGACGACCTTCATCCAAGAGACGGTTGCTCATATTGTCCATACTGCCATGAGCAGTGGCGGGCAAGGGGCTCTTATTGGAGCTGCTGCGGTTGGTGGCGTTGCGGGAGCTGCGGGCTTTGCAAGAGGAGCCACTGGATCCCTGGTTCTTCAGGCGGCCACCGCCATTCGAAACAGAATTTTAGCTGCATTGCTTGCCGTGTCTAGCGGCTCGATGAACAATGTGGTCCAAGTGATGGTGAGGGATGTAACTACATCGCTCTTCCGTGGAATTCAGCGTCAGTTAAAGGCAGCCACGGCATCTCTGCCTCCCATTGATTGGCCTGCAATGCGCCCCTCTAGGGGCGGGGTGTCGACGGCCGGGACAATGGCACTGCCTGCTGGGCGTCAATTCGCGGAACTTCCTGGCTCTGCTTTTGCCTCACAGAAAAGGCTCGTTGGTGACATCCTGAATGCTGGTCTTAAAGAAGCTTTGCGCGGCGCTGCAAATGCTTTTGTTGATGCTGTTCGTGACGGACTGAATAGTGCTGTTCGCGCTGTCAATGTTCGCGATCTTGGTACAGCGGGCAGGCCAATGCTTGGCGGCACTCGAGTGGCAGGTTTCCTGCCCCAAGGTGTTGGTCGCGCACCAGCAGGCTATTCGTCTGGGCGACTTGGGCGCGACGGGGAGAGTCGAGCTGAAATGTTCGCTCGTCGCGAGCGTGAAGCACGCGTCAGGTCTGCGCTGAGAGGCGTCGACATTATGGGAGGCAGTGGAGGACGCGGCGCCGCTCCCTATAGCTACGCATATCGCTCAGCGCGTCCCCAGAGCGCAATTGTGCCCTATGCGGCTCCAGGGGCAATTGTCCCCACCCCATCGAGAGTTGGTGGAGGAGGAGCCATTCCTCCTGGTGATGGCGGCGGAGGCAGGGGAGGCGGCGCCGGCGGCGGAGATTTCTTTGGTGCAATTGGCAAGGTTTCACTGCCTGGCGCTGGTTTAATCAACGAACTTGGTAGCGAGTTTGCATTTGCCACCAAACAAGTGCTGTTGTTTGGGCAAGCCTATAAACTGCTTGCATTCTTGCAAGATTTTCCAGGACAAGTTGGCAATGCCGTAGGTCAGCTACAAAGTTTCAGGAACACCCTGAATAACATTTCTCCATCGGCCAAGGAAGCAGCCCTCTCAAACCAGTTCATTCTGGACATCGTTGATCGTTACAACGTTCCCCTCCAATCCGCACGCGATGGCTTTACGAAGCTTTACGCCTCCATGGCCCCTGCTGGATTCAATGGGGAGCAAATTCGTGACCTCTTCACTGGAATCAGCCAGGCGGCAGCAACATTTGGAATGAGCGCCGACAAAGTTGATCGCGTCAATTACGCGTTCGCTCAGATGGCCAGCAAGGGCCAGGTGATGAGCGAAGAATTGAAAGGGCAGTTGGGCGATGTTCTTCCTGGCGCGATGGCCATTTTTGCCGAAGCGGCAGGCTTTAAGGGGCCAGATGCAATTCAAAAATTCTCGGCCGCCTTGGAGGATGGAGCCTATAAGGGCAAGGCTATGAATGTGCTCTTGAACAACGTGGGCGTTGTCATGAGCAAGGAATTTGGCCCTGGCGCGGAAGGTGCTGCACGAACTTTCCAGGGTGCAATTAATCGTATGCAAAATTCGCTCAGGCTTCTTTATGAAAGCTTCGAGCCAGTAGCAATTGGTTTCTTGAATAGTGTGGTTGTGCCGCTCACGAGCGGTATTAAAACAATCACCGATGGTTTCAATGCTTTCTTTACTGGCACTCAGGCAAAAACCGCAGGAGGCATGGCCTTTGCAAGAGAATTGGAGCGCCTTAAGCCATCTCTTGACGGAATTGGCAACAACTTAAAGCAACTTGTTCCGACTTTTCAGTTGTTCGGCAACGTGCTATTAAACGCCGCAAGGGCCTTGGCAGTTATAGTCGGCAACCCAATCACCGGCTTTCTTCTGAAAGTTTACGCAAATGTTCTTCTTGTCAATACTGTTTTTACTCTGTTGGGCGGTAAAATTCTTATCAGCTTAATTTCAAGTATTGGATCGGCAATTGCAAAATTTATTGCACTCAATGCCTCTGTCGTAGCTTTGCAGCGAACTAGCGCAGTTGCTAATTCTTCCTTGGCTGGCACTCAATTGCAAATGGCGCTGCTTACAAGAAACGCGACATCTGCCATAGGTCCGGTGACAATGCTTAAGACTGCTCTCGTTGGACTGGCTCGTTTTGGCTTAATTGCCATCGCGATTGAAGTGGCAATTAGCGGCATGGCGGAAATTGATAGATTAAAAAAATCATTAGATGAAATTGCAGGATTCAGCTCTAAAGAATACAGGAGGCAGGTGCAGGGCTTAAGTCGGGAAGAGGTAAATAGCAGGATCATCGTCAACAGAAGATCGCAAAGGCAGACGCAAGAGGAATTGAAGAAATTTGCTGGTCCGATTGGATTCGTTCGTGGACTCGTTACGGGACGAGATGAAGAATTGCGTGCCCGCAGAGTTGTTCAGCAAACCCAGGAAGCAGTGCTCGCTGGAGCAAGAGGAAATCGCACACGAGCTCAAATTGAACAAACTGGCGCTGGTGCGATAGCTGCTATACCGCAAGGGGCTGGCGATGAAAAGAGCAAAAAGAAAGGGGCAGACAAAGCCGCAAAAGAAGCCGAGCGCCTTAGAGAGCAAATCGCAAAACAAGCCCAAGCCGCTTCCGATGCTTTATTCGCGGAACAGCAGCGACTCTTGGTGCTTCAGCAAACCAATCCAATAGCCAAAGCATTCGCTGAGTATTCCAACAAGGAAGTAGCAATTCAGC